TATGTGATGTAGATGCGTAATCTTTAGCATCTTTATTAGTCATAGAATCTGCTGCTTTTTCAATTTCTTTAGATGGTGCTTCCATGTCTCCTTTTTGTACTGCATGAACCATACCCATAAATCGTTGCTGTGCTTTAGATTGTGCCGGCATATTATAAAGTTCTGATTTTTTCTGAAAGATTCATTAATCTCTCTTTTATCTTATGTAAACTTTTATGTGTTCTTTTATAGTAATCATCTTTTGTAACTCCATTTTCAGTCTTTAACTTAGAATACCAATTAACAAATTTTTCAACTTCTCCTAATTGTTGTTTAATAGATGTTATACCTTTACCTATTTTAGCTTTAGCAGAACCATCTTCTTTTTTTAATGCTACCCAACGATTTTCAGCCATTATCATACCACTAACATCTGCAATTTCTGCACCGGGATTCTTTTTAGCAGCCGTTGGTTTCATTGGTAGTGCTTCATCTCTACTAGCAGCAACATCACCCAATGCCCAATCCTTTTCACCTTCTCCTACAATTGTACCACCAGATATTTTAGCTAATTTTGCATTTTTACCAGCAACATCAGATGGCTTTGAAAATGGTGCACCAGCACTACTTGTTATGCCTTCTTCCAAATCATCAACAACAGTACCACCAGTTACACTAGCTAATCTATTGTTTTTCTTTTTGGTTTGACCGGGTTTTGAAAATGCAGCTGGTGTATCGTACCCTGCAACTGCACTAGTTCCAGTCATTTCTTCCAATTCTTTTTCAGATTGGATTTCTTTAACAATAGTTCTGATTATTTCTTTTAGTCTAGCTTCCATTATTTTAATTTGGATTTTAATTCTTTGATTAACTCATAAGAAAGCATAATAGATGAAACTTGCCCATCGGTTACTGATTTTCCCATTTTCATTTTTTCTAAAACAGAAATAGTTTCAGATAATTTAATTGTAGTAACTTTATCTTCTACTTTAGATTTGATAGATTTTAGTTCTGCTACTATTTTAGGTAATTCAATACCAACGTAATCTTTAAATTTGGTTGTATTTGTAATATTATTAATATATTCTTTTAATAAATTCTTTTGAGAATCATCTAAGTTTGTATATTTCTTATTAAAAGTTTCTACAAGGATTTTATAAGTAAGTAATCTAAGGTCTTTGTCTTGTTGTTTATAAGTTTCAATCAACTTTTTATCTTCAGTTGGTTTTACTAATTGAGAGGGTTTTGATGTAATATTTTCAATTAAAGTAATTTTAGAATTAAAAATATCTTTAATATCATATGAGTTTTCTCTCTTAGATTCAAATACTTTATATATTGATGCTAGGACTTTATAATTGGTTATCGGAGATGATAAGAATTGCTCAATATCAAATTTAGCAGAAACCTCTTTTATAAGATTAAATTTTTCTTTAGATAATTTTAATTGGTTTAATTTAGTATGTGCATCACATACAGTCTCTACCAGTCTATCTGCTTTAGTTTCGGAGCTATACTTTTCCTTTAACAATATATCGTAAAGACGTAATTCTTTATTTAACTCTGTGGTTGGTCCGAAGAATTCTCTTACAATATTTTTAGCGTTTTCAGTTTTATCGCCATTTAGAACTTCTAATGTTATTTGTCTTACTAATAATTCAAATAACACCCCAGTGTTCTTAAACTTGGAATGTTTAATTTTTTTCATTTAATTACCCTATATTTAATCTTCCTTATAAACTAACACATATAAATATAAACAAATTTTTCTTTATTAAATTTTAGTGTCATCTAATAGGTTTTTTTCGTCTAACATATCAGATTTTTCATTTAAAACCTTCTTTTTTGATGAAATTCCGTTTATATATTCTCTTGCAAGCTTTTTTGCGTTTGCATTTAAGTGTCTATCATCTCTTTTTCTCTCTTTATGGTTTTCAGCATCTCCCAATGGGTCTCTACCATAGGGATGCTTATCTTTACCATAAGTGTTTCCTTCTTTTGGTCTTCCAACTCCTCTATTTAATTCAATTTCGGTTTTAAGTTTACCAATTTCCTCCTCCACATTTTGTTGCTGTGGTGGATTTGCCGGGTCTTGTCCTTGCTGTTCAATTGATGTATGTCTAAATCTATCCTTAAGGTCTAAGATTACTTTAGCTCTCTCAATATCCACTTCATCCTGTGATAAACCAAATATATTATGGTATGACCAATCGGATGATAACATATTGAGTGCTTTTGCATCAGATGCTAACCTTACTTTTTCACTCCATAAATTAACCTTTTCTTGCTCATAGATTGTAGAAGCATTAGTTAAAGTTAATTCAAAGTTTGTCATTTCAGAATCTTCAATACCTTGCGATGCTAAGTGTACGATTGCAATCTTAGTTAATTCACTAACAACTGTTCTTTGAATTCTTTCGATAGTTCTTGCAAAACGAACATCTTCTGCAGCTAATGTAGCTTTACCATTAACGTTCTCATCATATGATAAGTAAGCCTTTGGTACTCTCAATGCTGCGAATAATTTACCTCTTAAGTACTCAATATCTTCAATAGCTGCATATTCCAATCCAGCTAAGTTTTCAATGTTAGTACCACTATCACTACCACGAACAGGTAGGAAAAAGTCTTCGGTGAGGTTTTGTATATTGTATTTTAAGTTGTAATCACCAGTATCTTTATTAACAAATGGAGTTTTCTTCATTTTGTTAATAATCTTTTGCATGTAGTTATCAACTTCTACCGGTGGAATATTACCAATATCAATTTTAAATATTCTTTTTTCAGGTGCTCTCATAATACGATGGATTAACATCGCATCTTCCATAAGAGATAATTGTTTCCAAATTCTCCTAGCTCCCTCTACCATTGATTTACCATAAGGTAGGAAGTTTGTATCAGATAACATTCTAAAATGAGCCATTTCATATTGCTCATACTCCTTTTTACCAAAACGGTCCAACTCTACCTTATACTTAACGTAGTTTTGGTTGTTAGGGTCAGTACCTTCCAATCTCTCTACATTATAAATTGAATGTGGCATACAATTGATAACCCCTTTACCTTCTGCAATTTCTAATGCTAAGAAAGCATCACCATATTTTACTAAGTTTCTAACCCAAGGCCATAAGTTGAATTCTATATTTAATACATCATAAAATAAATTATGAAGCATTTCTCTTACGTTTTCATTTGTAGATTTAATCTGAATTACATCGCCATATTCATTCTTAGTAGTAGATTCATCCGCATATATATCTAATGCAGATGATATAATTGGGTCACTATCCATAGCATCATAATCTCTAAAAAGTTCTCTACGAACTTGATGATATGCCATTGATTGTGCACCTTGGCTGGTTTCATAATAAGACCTTTGTAACTTAGTGTATCTATCTCTAAGGTTTACAAAGTTTGTATTATATTGTCGGTCTTCAGTATCTACAACTTTTCTCTTACCATCCTTATCAATCGTTACAATTGCATTGGTTGAGAATAGTTTTTTAAGTCTACCAAAGAAATTCCTATCGTCTATTTGTTGTTCTTCTGCCATAATTTATTTTACCATTTTCTACAGCTCCAGTAGTTTGCTTTTGTTCTAGGACCGGGATTATCACAATTCATTCTAGCTCTAAACGATTTTCTAGCAGATGGATTTGATTTTCTAATCTTCATTCCCTTCTGTCCAAAGTTTACTTTAATTACCTTACCTGTTTTTGGATTTTTAACATATACCTTAAATTTCTTAACATCACCTTGCATTGGTTTACCCAATTTTACTTCTCTACCCTGATATTCTGCTTCAAATACACAAGGACAATTAGCTTCGGTTAGTTCGTTTGAATATGATTTTAAAAAGTTAATAAAATCATCCATATCTTCTTGCTCAACATCCAATTCATCATAATCATCAATTGGATTGTCTTGTGGAGTATCACCCATAGCGTATGCTTGGTCTACATACTCATCTTCTTTTACGATATTGGCTAATATAATCATTTGGTTTTATTTTATTTTGACATTATATAACATAAATATGGTAATTTATCAAAACCCTACAACCATTGAGTTAAATCTTCCATTGTATCGCCAATTTGCATCTTCCAAGGATTATCTTCGTTACCACTACCACCATAAACACCAGCATGCTGCATGTTTGATGATATACCTCCCATAGCCCTTTTGGTTAAATCTATACCCTCTTGTCTTAAACGAAGTGCGGTATCTCTAACCCATAATCCTATACAAAATGCCATTACCAAATCATCATTATAACTTTTCATTGCTTCCGCTCTACCATTGTTGAATATAAAAGTAAATAACTCATCTATTAAACGATTGGAACGAACAGTCACTGCTTTTTCTCTAAAGTATTCATCTAATTTAGAAATAATAAGGGGTCTAGTCTTAGATGTGGTAGAAAATCCAGCTACCATCTGTCTTTCATCTGCTCGGTATTTATTTCTCATTTGGTGTTCAATATCAACATACTTTAAATCCTTACTCATATAGAATAGGTTTTTATATTGTCTATCTATTACCTGCTGAATACAAGCCCAACCAATGTTTGCATTCTCTATTACAAGTAGTGCATCATTGTATTGTGTAGATAATTCAACTAAGAAGTTTCCAAAATCTTTTGTATCAACCTTACCTTTATATTCGGCAACCTGTGTACAAGTGTTTATTTCCATAACGTGAGCTGCGGAATAATCCGAACCATCTCCTCTTGCTACGTCCGCAATAACCATATAAGAACCATTTGCAGTTGGGTATTCCCATCTCCAAAGGTTACCATCAAACCCAGTTTTCTCTAATGGTTCTTGGCAAAATGATTCTTTATAGAACATTAATAGTTCCGGTTCAATTACGGTATCACCCGAAGATACGAAGTCACAATCACACTCTTGAGCTGCTTTTTTTGCTCCCAGTAGTTTTTCTTGCTCTGCCCTCCAAGCTTCGCCCCTTTCAGGGTGTAACGTCCAATGTAATTTAATTGTATTGAATGGGTTAGTTCCTTCTTCGGCGTTTAACCAAGTTTTGTGAAACCAATTACCCACACCATTTGGAGTAGAAAGTGCTATACAAGCTCCACCCGTTGATAGTGTTGATTGAGCTGCCACCCAAATCTCATCGATATCATCAATGAAAGCGGCCTCATCAAATATAAGAAGTGATAAGGCTTCAGAACGTCCTGCATCAGGAGAAGAAGCAATAGCCTTAATTTGAGAACCATTATTTAAACGAAGGGAAAGTTTGTTATCTTCCAAAGAACCTCCTTTAAGCCAGCCGGGAAGTAATTCATGCATTACTCTTACCTTTGTTACTAAGTTCTTTGCAACATCTTGTTTTGTTGCGATAACTAATACATTATAATCCGAATTGAATATCATCTTCCAAAGTGCGTACCCAGCTGATAAAGTTGATATGCCAGTTTGACGTGATTTTAGAACTATATTAAATCGATTATCTTTGAATTGTGTTAGTGTTTTTTCCTGAAATGGGAAAAGGTGAAATGGTATCTTACCTCTCACCGGATGCTGAATCATACAATATTTTTTCATAAAGTGAATCGGGTCTATCGCACACTTTTTGTATTCTTCTGCTACTATCTCTTTTAGAGATTTCTTTTGTGTTATACCAGTACTCATATTAATCGATAGGTGGTTTAACTAAATCGTAACCTTTATCTTTTAGTTTATCCCACGCTTCGTTTCTTAGTTTTTTTGCCTGTTCGATTTCTTCTTCAAAACGAGTAATATCAGTTAGAATTTCTGCTTTTAATTCCGTTACATCTCTTTCCATACTCCACTTTTCAATTGTTCCATCTTCTTGAACTACTTCGTATGTTTGTTTGGCATCGTTGTATGCTTGTTGAAATTGAGAAACTACATCTATACCATAGGAAATCATATTGTTATATATCTTATAATCCTCATAGGCTTCCCACAAGCCATCTAATTTAATTTGGGCCTCTTTTATAGTAAGACAGTGTAAACAATATCCAGTTTTAGATATAAGCTTTTTATCAACTCTACCTATTTTAATTGTTTTACAGTTATCCGATTTACAGCTATTTAACTTATCTAAATAAGCTCTTGTTTCAGCCATAATATCACCCAACTCCGAAAATTCTATTCTACCACCTTCGGTTTGTTCCCAAGATCTACCATCCTCATCTGTCCATTTTTCACCAACCTTACGTTTTATTATCTCTTTATCAGCTCCAGCAAATGATACAAATGCTTCTTTTTGATAATCGCCCCCAGTTAAAACCATATCCACCAACTTTCTACGGGTTGGATGCATAAACTTTTTATTAAATTCCTTTGCCATAGTATATACAATATATTTGTATATATAAGTATATCAAAATTAAGAAAACGATTAACTATCTTGAAAATTTAAAAATACCAAGTATTTGATTGAGAGGTGCAAATGCTCCAGTTAATTTGTATGTATTACCATTATATACAAAAACCAATCCCTCATTGGGTACAATTTTATCAAACCCACCCAAAGAATTTAATCTTTGTAATTCTATTTTTAACTTATCTAATTGAGATGCAGTACCAGTTGCTTTTAATGATTTAATAGCACTACCCAATTCAGCTCTCATCTTTTTAGTTGCATCCGATGGATTTGCCGTAAGTACCGATTGTACAAATGCTAATACATCTGCGCCAACGCCTAAGAATATCTCCTCAAATTTCATTATGTTTTCTTTTGATATCTTAGCTTGGTCTTTTTTATCCATATTAT